CAACAACAACGCCTTCGCGCATGTCCTCACGGTCATCAGACTCGAGTTTGACACGTACATACGCTGGGAACGGCTTTCCCACTTCACTTGAAGGTGCATCGGTAACCATTTCAGGTGGAGCCGTGATGGGCACAGGACGGAAGAAGCGCGGGGGCTCGAGCAAGCGCTTAGGGTCAAACAAGCACTTCCCAAGAAACTCAGGCACCAAATCCAGCATGAGGTCAGGTCGACGCTTCATCCAGAAATCCTCCATCCAGCCACAGGTATTCTCATTGGGCCACTGAACGCTCAATTCCGAAGCGGCGTAGTAACCAGCGAGATCCACGTTAATCACGGTGGGGCGACCGAACGCATGCACAACTGCGGCTGCGTAGTCGCCAATCAACGGCGTGTTGCGATCGGACAGGTACAAACCGACCATGCGCTGGCGAAGCTTTTCCTTGGGGGTCATTTCCTCCCCAGCTTTCATACGCGGCGCAACGTTGAGCTTTGAGCAGATTCTAGACACATCCGCTGTGGACGACGGATCACCTCGAAACACGAATCGGCTAAAGTAGCGGGAGATGAAATTGACACCATCTTCCCCATCGCACACTTCCTCGACCTCCAGTACGAGGCCAAGTGCGGCCCCGACTGCTATCAGGTGTTCCTTATTGATATAACGGCACAAACTGTCGTCGCCCATATAAATGCCGCATCGTCGAAGAGCTTCCTCCTTAATACGAAAGCCTTGGGGCAGCCGCTCAGTCATGGCGGCAACGAAATCCTTGGCCCAGTTCCACAAAGTATTGGCTACTGTGGTATCGGCAAACCCGGATCCGCGGCCGCACAACTGCTCGTACGGCACGCTCCCAAACAACACGGGGCAAAGGTGGCTGGACTTGGCTGCCTCGACAAGCTCCTCGTGGGTACTGGGGTGAAACACTCCCAAATACACGCTCAGCTCCCAGGCTCGCGCCACAGGACTGATTGAGCTGTCAAACTTATCGCCATCCGCCATTGTTACCTTAGCCTGTTCCTCGCACACTTCGGCAACACGCGCCGCGATCGACGCGGGGGTCATGCCAGGGCCGTACCAACCCTCTCCGTCCACCCCGAAATGCACCACCATAGCACGGTGGAACGGGATCATGAAACGGGACCACTTCAGCTTGTGCGGCGCGTTATCTGGACTAATGATACGCGGTGCTGAAACCTTCTGGGCCGGCTCGGCCTTCTCGAACGCCTGGATGGGAGTATCGGGATCCAACAGCCCGGCCACGAGGGAACCGGTATCCAAAATATGCTGCTGGGGAACAGTAGGCTGGCAGGCTCGAACCTCATCCTCGCTGATGCTGAAGAGAGTATGCCTGCCAATGG